ATGTAAACATGAAACAGCATGTTTGGAAAGACAATGCTGAGTGTTTAGGTCTTGATACTAATCTATTTTTTGAAAAGTATGAAGACGATCCTACACTTAGACCAGGAGTAGACTCCATATGTGGTAGATGCCCAGTATCAAAACAATGTTTTGCAGTTGGTGTTTCTAGCAAGGAGTGGGGCATTTGGGGTGGAGTTTACCTAGAGGGTGGCGACATATCAAGAGAATTTAATAATCATAGGTCAAAGAAAGATTGGGCTGACACCTGGTCATCTTTAACAATGGAGAAATAAATGTATACAGATTCTATGCGTAAAGCCTTTCATGCAGTCCAAGCCCCAAAGGGTTTTGCTGTCACAATTATTGACAACGAGTCCTTTCTTACTGTAAAATTAGATGAGAGACAATTTGTAAGAATGGGTCATGATGAAAAGATCCAAGCATTACAATATGTTGTAAACTTAAAAAAGGCTTTAGAGATGGAAGGGGCAATTGTGTTAGTTACTAGAGAGGTAATAAAGTGATTAATAGTATTTTATTAATTTCTTTATCTACACTTTGTGTATCTTTTGCTATTGCTTATTCAATTACCCTTAAAAAATTAGCACGTTTAACTCAAGAATGTGCAAAACTTTTTATTGACAATAAAGCGCTAGAAGAGTTTATATCTACTAATAATGTTGAGTTTAAAAATGACAGTGATATACATAAGGAAAACTTTATTAAGTTTTTATCTGATTCCCGTGACTGGGCATTTGCTTATATTGAAGAGGTTCAAGCAGGTTTGAATAAATTTGTAAATGATATTGAGCCAGAGATAAACTACTTTAAAGAATACGGAGACGTTGGTTCTATGCAACCAAACTATTATTCTCTTAAAAAGATAACACAAGCATATGAAGAATTAGTTAAATTATTACCAAAAGAAGAAGAGGAAGTTCAGTGAAAGATATTTTACTATCAACACTAACAGGTTTTGGGTGCGGTGTCGTGTTCGCAGCATTCAAATTGCCAGTACCAGCACCACCAGTTTTTGCGGGAGTCGCAGGAATTATTGGTTTATGGATTGGTTTTACATTACTAACACGAGTTATATCCTAGGAGGAATAAAATGAATACAGAACAACTAAAGGCAATACTAGCATCATATGGTCGCTCAGTACTTGCATCAGGTCTAGCACTATACATGGCTGGAGTAACAGATCCAAAGGATCTATGGACAGCACTAGTTGCTGCTATTGCACCAGTTGCAATTAGAGCAATCAACCCTAACGATAAGGCATTCGGTGTACTTCCAGATGCAAAAGAGGTTGACAAGGCTCTCAAGTCTGCTAAGGCACCTGTAAAGAAGAAGGCAGTTGCTAAGAAGGCTGCAGCAAAGAAGTAATTATTTGCATAGGGAGAGCCAGTCTATAACAGGGCTGGCTTTCTTTATGAAATAGATAAAAATGGACTTTGTATATATTTGTAAAGACGGAGATAATGAGGAACTTAGGTACTCAATTAGATCAGTCATGGCTAGTTTTCCTGATGCAAAGGTTTGGGTTGTTGGTGGCAAACCATCTTGGTATAAAGGTAATTTTATTTTTATACAGCAAAGATCAGCAAAATATATTAATGCAATCAATAATTTAAAAACAATATGCTCATCAGAAGACATATCAGAAGAGTTTGTGCTTATGAATGATGACTTTTATATAATTGAAAAGATGAACTCAATAGAAACTTTTCATGGTGGATTGCTGTTAGATAAGATAAATCTATATAAAAAGATAACAACTAAATCTGGATACATTCATAAACTAGAAAAAACATTTGATAAAATAACTGACTTAGGGCTATCAAACATATTAGACTATGAACTTCATGTGCCTATGGTAATGGAAAAACAAAAGTTAAAGTCTGTGCTAAGACATGGATCTGAATTCCTATGGCGTTCTATGTATGGCAATATATTTAATATTGGTGGAACACAGATGCAGGATGTAAAGGTTTATATTGAAGGACCTTTAGTCGCTAAGTCTTATGAGATTAAAAATAAAGAACATAAATATTTATCTAGCACGGACACTTCTTTTCAAATGTTGTATAGTATTATTTTAAAGAAAATGTTTTCAACAAAATGTAAATATGAAAACTAATTAAATATTTCTAAATATTTTGGCTTTAACACTTCTGCGCTAAAGTTTTGAATACCAATTTCTAAAGCCTGATTCTTCATATTACCACGTCTTCTCATATTCATATAATTATCTACAATCTTAGCCAGATGTTTTGGATCTCCAGCATAAACATCAATCATAGATTTTGCACGGAATTGATCAATCTTCTCAGAATTAATTAACCATTCAGGGGGAAGAACAGCACTATTAGGCATAAGGTTAGTCATAAAAACAGGTAAACCACTAATCAAGGCCTCATTCATTGGCAGACATAGGCCAGCATAGCGTCTAGGAAGAAGCATAGCATCATAGCCATCATACATTTCTTCTCTATTCTCTGGGTTTCCTGCATCAATGGTTAGTCTTGGATCATCACATTTTATATCAAGTGGAGTCTGGGTTTTAATTACCAGTTCGTAATCTGCCTTAGAATACTTTAACATCTCAATTACAGTTTCAGTGCCATTTCTATCTCTAGCGGCCTTTTTGCCACCAATATGTAATAGTCTATTATGATTTTTAGACATGTTATTTTCTTTTACCCCTGCAAATAAACTAGCATCTGTTGGTGGTGGGAGATGTTTAATTATTGTCTTGTCACCAAAAAGTTGAATCATTTTATCAAGATTCCAAAGGCTTGGAGCCAAAAACATATCAGGAAGTGGTGCATCTACCTTGGATATATTTTCTAAAAATTCATAGTTATACTGAAGTACTGTTTTAACATTTTTGTTTCTAGCATAATTTGCGAAGTTAGTACTATAAAATGTTTCACAACTTAAGACAACATCTACATCTCTAAGAAAGGCAGATATCTCAGTTCCTCTCGGGAACCCATTGCTTCTAATAACTTGGTAATCTGAATACCAACCTGGATGCTGCTTATTGCCATTGAATGATCTTGAATCAATCAGCAATATCTTATCAGGGTTTAGCATCTTTACCAGTTCCCTGGTTTGATTACCAAGACCAGTGTTGTCAGATCTTGCAATGATTCCTAATCTCATTATTTATATCCCCAGGCATCATCATCTGATGTAAACTTTCTACCACCTTCACGACCATCAAGGTGATAGGATCGTTTTATGTGCCCTTCAGGATGATATATCCAAAGTTTATGTTTATTCCAGCCATCTTCAGAAAATTCATTATAAGGACGAATATCATCTTGAACTAGTCCATGTGTTGTATCTTCAATAAAAACTTTATCTGCAAGTGGTGGAAGAATTACATCTCTATAGTATGATACTCTGCTTAGATGTGGTCTTTGGCTCCACTGAGATGTTTTCATAAAACCATCTTCAAGACCAAACATTAAATGCTTATGTGGTTCAGGAATTGATGCTTCAAAATGAAAACGAATTGTATTTGCTTTTTCATATTCAATCATGTCTAAACATTTTTGCCAATCAATTGGATTGTCTGGAGTTAATGGAGCATCTCCTTCAACATAAAGAAGTAGAGATGTTTGAATTTCATTAATAGTTTTACGCATCATTGTACTTTGATGGCTGTGTTCATCAAAAACTATTGGTAAAACATTCTTATATTCATGAAGGCATTTCCACAATATGCGGTTTTTATATTCGTCGTAATCTTTTCTGCGATCTGATTGCTCTTTTCGTAATCCATCTATTTGCATTATAATTTCATTGGTTGGAAGGTGAACTCTAATAGATTTAATAGTCTCATCAATAATATCTGTACTAGGGTGACTTGGCAAAACTGAAGTAGCCAAGATAATTGTCACATCATTTTTATTCATTTACCTGCCTCATTATCTTAATACCTAGGTCTCTCTTGTATTTAATCCACCATGCAACTACCTTATGCATATTTTTTGGGTATTGATTTAACAACTCAGGAGCCAACTTATGTAACTCAGACCAATTAGACACATGGGTAACAGGTATATCATATCCAAATACATATTTATAAAAATCTAGGCTATTACCCTTTGGATCTACCCTATCAGCAATCGGTAGGCATAACATTTCTATAGCCTCAAAGAATCTGAAGGAGTCTATCACAACAGCCCCAGAAGGCGCAGGAGCAATCTTAGCACTGGCTAGTATACGGTAGTAATCAATAGGCTTATCTCCCTGTGCAAAGCCTGCTGTGGGCTTAAAAAGGGCATTCGGCATGGTCTGTATGGCCTTAGCCAACTGTTGTCTTCTTGGATGAGTTATCTGACCACCAAAATATAAATCATTATCCTTAGAAGGATATTCGGGGGCTAAGTTCTTTAAATGTTGTGGCACACCGATAGGTAATTTGTTATAGTCCTTGTGCTTTTCATGAGGGTATTGAATCCATATCTCAGCATTAGGATGACTAATCTTACTTATATCAAACTTACCTTCTTCATCCCCAGTGATAAATAAAACAAGCCTAGATATGTTTTGTATTTGTTTGTTAATGTCTTCTTCATGACCAAGGTTTTGAGGTCCAGGAACTACTACAAAGCCTCTATCAACTTTTGGTATAGAGGTAACCTTTATCTGATCAACTTCATATTTATCAAATACTTCTTTTAGAAGGCCATAATCCCACTTATCGGCAGCACAATCCTGTTCATTAAAAGAGTATAGATAACATTTAGATTGGTTCATAATAAAGATGAACCTCATGCTGATAGTCTATTAAGTGTTCAATGTAGCCAATGTCTTTAATAAATTGTCTAAGATCGTAAAGATATTCTTTCCAATACATCATCATAAATTCTGGATGACCAGATAGCCAAATTTTTGGTCTAAATTCTCTCATAACCTTTTCTGCACCACCAAGTACACGCCACTCACTTCCTTCAACATCAAGTGAAATTGCTGTAGGTGGCTTAAGACCTTTTTCATAAACAAGAGTATCAATCTTTGTTTGTCCATATTTATCTGCCTCATATTGTAGTTCTTTAAATCCATGTGCAGCATCAATTTGAGAGTCTGCTTCTGGTGGAAATTCATTGTAATAAATACGTGCAAGTTCATTATTTTTGTCTGATGCAAATCCAGGAATAGAAGCAATTGGTTTTTCTAAACCATTTGCACTCCAGAGTAGTGGGAAGTGAGACCAAACCTTTGGATTGGGTTCAAACAAAACTACTTCTGCTCCCCACATTTGACACAAAGCAGGCATTTCTCCTTCTTCTGCACCAACATAATAAACAACATCTCCTTTGCCAATATTTTTATGCATTGATTTAAGTCTTGGCTTTTCCCATCCATGAGGTTGATACCAGTCTGGTCTATCTGCACGATGCTTAGGTAGAATAATTTCAAACTCTCCGTTAATAACGGCTTTTACCATCTCTGTCATTGTATTTCCCTCAATCTGTTATGCTCTACAATTACTGGATTACAAACACCACAGGTAGTTATTTGTATTTTACTTTCAATATTTGTTGAGTTATATTTAAAAGTATTACCGCAATTTGTACAGGTAATTAATGTTTTTGTAAATCTTAGATTATTTTTTATTGATTCTTTTTCTATCCATTCGTGATAGTAGTCATCAGAAAAATATTTTATATCATTTTCTGGATTATTAAATGGATGCTCGTATGTATTTAGAAGGTGCTCTCCAGTTCCAGGAAGCCTGCCCCATTTTTTTTCATAGTAAACCCTATGATGAGGATCATCTGTTTTTATTTTATTTAACTTCATGCTATGTGACATTATTGTATCTTTTACATCAACCAACTCTTTTGTCCAAAGAAGCATTTTTTCAGAGTTAACAGCAAATTTTTCATCATTTGAGAATGCAAATGGAAATGCTTTTTGAATTCTAATACTAAAGTCAAGATCGTCATATCCATATGGAGTAAAGTTAGTATCCCATTTACCAACTTTATCTATAACATCTTTATGAAAAGCAATTAAATGCCAACCAAAAACACCCATTCCTTCTACAATCTTATGCTGAGTATTTTTTAATTTTTCTACAAAATCTAATCCTCCAGGAGAACCAAAACGAATTGCTGGACTAATAACAATAAGCCAATCAGATTCAGTTTCATACATCTTGTCAACACCTAGGTTGTGGCTTGCCATGCAGCCAATATTATTAGTAGTATTATCAATCTTTAAAACATTTTCAAGTTTACATGTTGCCATAAATTCATCCATTACGGATTGTACTGTATAAGGAACAACTACTACATATTTCACTTTATTCCTAACTCATTCATAATAGTTGCCCACCTGTGTACATATGTGTGCTCTTGTTTAGTTCTTTCATGACCATTTAATCTAATGCGTTCTCTTTCAAGATCATTTTCAACATACTTATCTATCTTAGTTTTTAGGTCTTTAAGATTTCCATGCTCGTAGAATACAATCTCATTACCATCTTCAAAGTATTCTTCAAGCCCTGTAATACGAGGGTAGATAGTAAAGCCACCACGACCAGTACTCTCAAATAATCTATCGCTAGTGTAGTAAGGATAATTAAAGTTAATGTTAAGGCTATCTCCTACGGCTACTTTGCTCTGTGCATATATCTGGTTTAGTGCATCTCCACGAACCGTTCCAGTATCACCGTCTCCACCAACATGTAGGAATCTCTTGCCGTATGTTTCTCTAAGGAAGTCTATTAAATCTGAGCGGTATTGATGTTCATGATGATATCTCTTACTACCAACAAAGATTACATCATACTTAAATTCATATGGGTTATAGTCATTATGTATGTAACATTCTTTATCGTATACGCCTGCAGGAATGAAGTGACCTTTGACTTCAGTGTTCTCATTAAACCAATCAGCCATTAACTTATCTACAGTAAAGAAATGTCCAATAGTTTTATAAAAGTTATCTTGCTCAAGATCTTTTTGTCTTTCTAAACCAAACCATAAATCTAGGTGGTACGTGATCGTAGGGATACCAGCCTTCTTAAGCCTACGAAGAACATCATCCATAGTCATCTTACCTGTGGTTTGCCACCCATGTGTATGTACCCAGATAAATAAATCACTCTTCAATGCTCTATCAAGGATAGCCTCACTACGTACTTTCTTTTCCTGCAACTTTTTAACGGAATGTCCAAGGAATTCTAAAGATTTAGCGTGATGATTCTCACTACTATAAGGCACTTCAAAGTTGCCAAGAAAAGTTATGTTAGCCAAGATTACCCCTTTTGTTTCATATATTGTATCATTAATCTAGATCCTACTAATTCTTTTATAAGATACTGGCCTACCTTTTCCAATATTTCTTCCCCTATATGCATATACTGGGGAGGCTAAGTCTTCCTTAGTACAGCAACTCAGACTCGAACTGAGACAGACCATGTTATGAGCATGGGGCACTAACCTATTGTGCTATTGCTGTTTATTTAAATAATCAATGGCACGTTGAAGTCTTTCAACACTATCTTGAAATACTCCAAGACCACGATTACAGTTGTGACACAGATGGCCTCTAAATGTATTGGTTGTATGATTATGATCAACAACCCAAACACTAGCATTGCCACCAGTACCTTTTAACTCTTCTTCATTTTTTAAGCACACAGGACAAATGTATCCAGGTTCTGGATAGCCATAGAGTTTTTTTAGTTCTTCTCTTTCTTTGGCTAACTTCTTTGCACAAGCCTTACACTCTGGTCTTAAATATTTGCCGCCAGATGATGGGGAAAACTCAGACTTGTCAAGCAAAAAATTACATTTACTGCATGTTTTCATTAGTTATTATCTTGTTTTACACCGTACGTCATAGCAACATAGCAGGCAATATATCCAAGCACAAAGGCAGGAAGTAAAAATAGTGCATGTATCATTCTGTAGTCTCCTCTAGGTTATGTCTTGCTAACTCGTGCTTGCCCCAAGCAATAGCAGCACATATCTCAAAAGCCTTTTGTGTTCTGCGTGACTTGTTTAGCCCTTGCATCTTCCAAAGATCCGAGGTAGCAAGAATATCATTTGCAATCTCAGTACGAATCTCTTTAACAGTATAAACAATAAAGTCCCATAACTGAGCCTTCTGTTCATCTGTTAATGTTTTAGTCCAATCATCGTTCATTTTCTTCCTCAAATTCTTTTAATGCACTCTTGTTATCAAAACAATTATTGCAATCGCCATTGACTAGCCTTGTTCCACAGTAGTGACAAAACATTATTCGTCTTTTCTCCAATGTAGGAATGATTTAATATACACTGCGGCATATGCAACAGCCATAAAAATAAACCCATATTGATCGGTACTTAAAGCATAGGCAATCCATAGAACTTCATTAGCGCATAAGATAAGCCATCCCCAGATAGTCTTACGACCAACTAAGAATATACCAGCAACGCCTATACAGGCTAATACCCACGACCACATTTATTCAGTATACCAAACTTTCTGTTTTATTGCAAGTATGCTATTATTATCTTATGTGTAAAAACTGTAATAACACTCTTACGCCCATTGTTTATGGACAATTAAACCCTGTATTGTTAGAAATGGCAAATCAAGGTAGAATTGTTGTTGGAGATTCCAATGCTATAGATAGACCTGAGTTTTATTGCTCAAATTGTACTGAAGCATTTTAATATATTAGTCACCATTGTGAAGCGGTACTGAATCTACTAGAGTAACTTTTCTAGCAGTAACGTATCCACCATTCTTCTCAAGTTGATCAGATGCAGTTGGTTCATCCTCAGCCAGAATCTGGATAAGCATTTCTACCTTGTATGTGTAGCAGTGCGTTGCCTCTTGTTTGTCAGCCATTGTTCCCCCGTTAGTTAGATGAGCAGTTTGTTGGACACATTGTCTCACCGCATACTCAGGCGGTCTTGCCCTTTATATTTAAAGTCCGATGGCGGGACTAGGTAGTTTTGATTAATATTATTAGTCTTCTTGCCTGGGAAGACAGTTTAAGTATATCAAAGATGCGGCATAGAGTCAAGCGCAAAAATAGAGGTTAAAGTTCGGCGGCAAGTAGAGATAGTTAACCTACCTATGAGTCTAACGACTCACTATCGGATGATGTATTCTGTATACGCTGTGGAACCCATTTAAGTTTTCCATCTTTATACTCTCTTTCATATCCTAGGGCTTTCCAGTCCATCTTCATAATCTTAGGTTCTTTTGGCACACCACACCCTGTAGTCTGACATAGTTTGATGAGTCTCCCAAAATAATGGATCTTTCTGGGATATACCACATTTTTCACAGTCATTAGATTTCAATTGTCTCTCCTTTAATAATACGTATGGCGGCATCTAAGCCTTCCACATAACTCATAGCGTCATCCTTGGCCCAAAGCAGGTTGCCCTCTTTATCGAAACTACTACCTCTGTATTCTAGATAGGCAAGTTTATGGGCTTCAATGTCTCTAATGATATTCATTAATATCCTCCTGTGCAAATATTGCGGGTATGGTAAAGTCTAGTCTTAGTATAATCTTTTTTATTAGGTGCAAAGAACTGCTCATCGCAAGAGTTACATTGACCAATCCACTCCTTGGCAAAGAAGTCATAGCGCATACCCTTAAAGGAAGCATACTTCTTGGCTACAAAGGTAGCAAAGGGATCAGGGATTTCATAACTATTCAAAGGACACCTGCGTTTGCTCAATGTGAATACTGCACTTTGTACAAGTAATCCTACCATCTAGGTCTTGATCAAAGGTGTGCTTGCACTCTGTCATTTATGACTCTTTAAATGGTTTGTCAGGGTTTGAGATGCCATATTTGATCTGGACTCTATTTCCTTCTTGCATACAGGACATATCACTATTCTCGCCATATATCCATTATCCCATTTTCGGCAGAGATTGTCAAGATGCCTTAGACAAGTAGTACTTATACTCTGATATAAACCTACTCTTTTTACTTGAATTACAGGATTTGCAGAGAGGTTGTAAGTTTCCAACTGAGTGGTTGCCACCCCTAGAAATGGGAATAATATGATCCATCGTAATCTTATTTTTGCTACCACAGAATGAGCAGCAGGATGAGTATAGTTTTCTAAACTCCTTGTCTAGTATTTTATAGGTCTTAGCACCCCTACGCTTCATCTTGGAATTGGCTACGTGAATGGCAAACCTATCTTTGTTTTTCTTATTCCATTCAGAGGCAGTCTTGGTTCGCTTGTCGCTATTTGCTTGGAAATAGATAGTCTTTTTAAGCATATAGTCTTTATCTTGTTTTTGATCTACCCAACGCTTCTTATTGCTTTTCTTCCAAGACTTCTTAACCTTATCTGGGTTAGCCTTAGACCAGGCAATGGAATAGGCCTTGTGGCAAGGCTTACATTTTGAGGAAGTCTTATAAAAGTTATCCACAGGCTGTTCTTGTTTACATTTTGTACAAACCTTCATATTCCCATTATCCCAAAATCGGAGGGGAATGTCAAGAATCAACGATTACGATTAGTATAATACCTAGTATAACAAGAAGCACAATAGACAGCGTTTGATGTTACTTGGGAGCCATTTGGTTGTCCGCATATAGAGCATGTAAGGCCAGTAGTCATATGCCAATTATAGCCTATAGCCAGAGCAACGGAGAGTTGTTTATCCCCTGAAAATTTCTACGATACCCCAAAGGATTGCCAAACCTGATATACCGATCATGCCGTATACCCAATATATGTAGATAAGTGATAGGTCCATCTAGACATTATATACTGGTTTATTTACATAACATGCAGTAGAAAGGTGCTCTGAGGTTATCTGGTGCTGTGACTATAACTTGGTTGCATTTAGAGCATTTTGCAGTTACCAAGCCATCGTCTTCTAATTTTGAGATATGAATAAAAGGATTATTGGTATAGTATATTTTAGTTAAATACCATGTGAGTGCTATAAAAATTATTGTTTCCATATCTTTATGATATCACAGAGTTATCCCCAGGTCAATATGGTGGTTTGATAGGATTTATTGAGAACACATAAGGCAGGTAAAGGGTGTGTCTGTAGATGAGATAAAGATTTTATGGCATTTGCTACAGGATACCCTGTATGGTTGATATTTGTAATAAGATGATTCAAATGTTCCCATTACCAATGTACCCACAGATTTAATAATACAACTAGGGATATTACTGTTGCCCAGGCAAATAAGTTTTTTGCAATATTATAGTTTGTCATGAGTGTCCAAGATGCTCCATATCTTCCAGACAAGGCTCACATAAGCACTCTAATAGGTCTGTTGCAACGCTAGTCATTTCAGTCATATGTATATCATATCAAAAGGTTATCCACATGTCAATATGGTGGTTTGGCATAGTTATCCACAGGTTTATACACAGATAAATCTTACTGTAAAAAATACGATTTGTCCTGGAGTGGAGGAAAGTGGAGAGAAGTGGAGTATTGAGCACTTAGACAGATGGGGTCGTAATGTCTAACGGGCCAAACCCCATACCACCAAACCTTCATATTGTCAAACCTTCATATCCAAATAGCGCATTATACCCCCAAACCATGGTTTTGTCAAACCTTTATAGCCCTAAAAACCCTATACATTTTGTACGATTTTGTCCAATAAATATATAAAAAGGTTTGGAAAATATCTAAAAACCAGGAGAAAAGGTTTGATATCGTAATGTTTTATTTAGTGTGTATTATACTAGGGGGTTTGG